CATCCTACTTTCTTAGTATGTTAGTGGATGATTATGGGATCCGTGTGGTCCACAAAGGAGGTGAATCATGAAAAAATGGTTAATCCAGCCTGTCCGACGTTGCTGCTCCGGTAGTTGACTATCTGTGGGGGTGAGAGCCCCCACGTTAAAATAAGAGAATAACAATGGCTAAACTATTACGAGAATTTTATGAATTGTGCGAAGGCGGCGTCTGTCAGGATCTTCTAACAGAGGCTGAGAAGCGCTTTGTTAGAGACGGCGGCATGATGCTGACCGGCAAGCTGCAAGAGGCAGATGTTCAAAACGGTAACGGACGCGTATACCCACAGACCGTTTTGGCGAGAGAAGTAAAGAGGTATGCCCAAGTAGTAGAGGATCGACGCGCCCTGGGTGAGTTAGATCATCCCGATTCTTCTATCGTAAACCTGGCCAACGTCTCGCACCTTATTACTGAGGTGTGGATGGAGGGACCGGCAGTTATGGGTAAAGCCAAAGTGCTTGAGACCCCCTCTGGGCAAATCCTAAAAGCGCTGGTTGAATCTGGAGTTAAGATCGGCATCTCTTCTCGTGGTATGGGATCGGTAAGCGAGAGAATGGGCAAGACGATCGTGGAGGACGACTTCCAATTGATTTGTTTTGACATTGTATCAGAGCCCTCAACTCCAAATGCCTTCATGGCTCTGTCGGAAGGCAAGCTGATGAACGAGCAAGCCGAAAAGAGTAACAAGATTATCAACCTGATGAACGAAATTATTGGTGAGAAATGAAAAAGTCAGAGTTTAAAAAACTAATCAAGCCGCTAGTACATGAGTGCATCAAGGAGTCGCTCATGGAGGACGGCATGATCTCGGGGATTATCGCAGAGGTTGTACGCGGCATGACTGCCACCCCGGCACCCCCCGAGCCCCCACCGCAAAAGAAAGAACCCCAGCTGACACGAATGCAAAACAATGCGTTCAAGGAGCAAGCTTCTTCGCAGCTCCAGGAGCATCGAGAGAAACTCATGGCTGCCATTGGTGGAGAGGCTTACAATAATGTGAACTTGTTCGAAGGAACAACTCCAGCCCCATCACAGCAGAGCCCCACCCAGCAAGCCACCGCGCTGAGCGGACAGGCACCTAATGACCCTGGGGTTGATATTGGAAATATTTTTGGAAGTGTGGGAACCAACTGGGGCGCGCATATGAATAATATTAAAAAAGAAAGTAGGTAAGTTGTGCCTGTAAATGTGAAAGTAGAGCTACGCCGCGGCGAATCATCAGAGAAACTAATCCGAAGATTTAATCGTAAGTGCAAAAAAGAGGGAATTGTACGCACCTATCGCACCAAAACAGATTATTATATCAAGCCCTCCGTCGCAAAAAAACTTAAGTCCGAAGCTGCTCGTCGAGAGCGACGTAAGCTCGAAAGAAAAAAACAGCAAAAATTGTTTAGATAAAACGGTTATGTTGTGCCTATTTATTAAACGGAGATAGAAAATGGCGACCTATAATTACAAAGCCGGATTACATAATGTTGGATCCTATCAGGTATCTGGTATACCTTTTGTATCGGGCGGTATCACACAAGCCCCCAGCAAAGCTGCAGGAGGGGACCCACACGAGATTACGTTCCCACAGGTAACAAGATGGATTGTAATAAATAATGGTGGCGACGCCGATGAAGATTTGGAGTTTGGCTTCTCATCAAATGGAGTGAAGCACAATACTAATAAGTACATCCTCGGCTCCGGACAGCAAAGCCCACGCCTGGAGGTAAAAGTGACAAAACTTTACTACACAGGTTCGTGCACAGGGTTTACGATCATGGCCGGTCTGACAGGACTAGAAACTTCAACTATTGACAATCCGGCTATCTCCCCGCTCGGTTCTAACTGGTCTGGATCTACCGCAGCAGTTGTGGGGTAGTCACTCGTGGCTGACCCCAAAGACAAATGGTCGCAGCCGTCCGCACCGCCTCCGCCGATGTTTTTCGGCAAGAACGAGCGTGATCTAGTAAAGCAAGTTAATGATGAGCTGGCTGAACGAGTAATTGGTCAGCCAATTGCTTATTATGCTGTTGATCTACAGGACACCAAGTTCAACACAACCTATGGCGAAGCAATCGATAAAGTCACTCTTCCACCTGTGAGAGTTTATGCTTACGTTATAGTAGATAATGAACAAACAAACGACCGTTATGGTTATGACTACATAAATAATCTGACAGTTAACTTCAGTGAGAAGCGAATTGCTGATGACCAAAATTTGTTTGTTCGACCCGGAGACTTTATCCAGTATGGCGAGCTATTCTATGAGATAGTTCGAACCTATAATGATACAAGATTTTATTTTGGTCAGGTGGAACACAAGTTCCAGGTAACGGCTGAATGCATTCGTGCTCGCGAAGGTTCTTTCCGTGTTAAGCCAGAAGTAACACGGGATGAGTAACGGAGGAAGCATGAATGGCCAACCCAAAAGATAAATGGACTAGACCCGCTGCTCCGCCTGCGCCAATGTTCTTTGGCGAAAAGGAGCGCAATCTTGTCAAGCAGGTTAATGATGAATTAGCCGAGCGCGTCTTGGGGCAAACAATTGCCTACTATCCTATAAGCATTGAAGAGTCTAACTTTAGTGATGTTTATGGCGAGGCAAAAGAAAAAGTTTCATTGCCGCCAGTTCGTGTGTTTGCATATGTAGTGGTTGCCAACGAGCAGACCAATGAAAAGTTCGGCTATGAATACCAGACCAAACTGACTGTTAACTTTCACCGCAAACGCCTCGTCGAGGATCAAAACCTCTTTGTTCGCGTGGGCGACTTTGTACAGTACGGCGAAGAGTTTTACGAGATTGTACGCACCTACAACGATACTAGATATTACTTTGGTCAGGTAGAGCACAAGTTCCAGATCAGCGCAGAATGCGTTAAAGCGCGCCAGGGTGTCTTTAGGGTCATGCCTGGCATTACACGCCCCACAGAGGACGCTGAGGTGGCTGGAGAGCAGGATAATCCAGCACCTCGATCTGCCCCCTACCCACCCCTCGCCGCGAGCTACATCACCGTCAACGCCGATCCTAAACTTCCTAACGAACGGGTCCTGGCAGCTGGATCCGGAATTAGCATCACTGACGGCGGCGCGAACAGCACCATCACAATTGCAGCCTCGGGACAGAATGCAGTAGGACCCACGGGATCTCTCCAGTTCCAGAAAGGCGCCGGCGTATTTAGTGGCTCCGCTGGACTCACCTTCTTGCCAGCCACACGTCGCCTAGGGATTGGTACGGATACTCCGGGCAATACACTCACAATTATAGGAGACATGTCAGCCTCATCACATGCGAGATTCGGTGGAGATGTTTATGTAGCAGGCACTCTCATCGGCGGATCTCCGCTGAAGGTGTCGGGCAGTATAGAAATCTTCAGCAGCGGCTCAAACACTCCAGCAGTCACATTGGGCGGCACTAATGGAAGTGGGGAAGTAACAATTTCTGCTAGCGCTGGTGAGTATACAAGTGTGGTGGCTACTCACATAACTGCTTCGTGGATTTCCGCACCCTATTTGTTCACTGGTAGTGCTAAAACATCCGGCAGCTTCTTAGCTTTGGATTCCAACAACAATATTATCCTCGCCACAGCTAGTGCCGGCACAGGAGGGACACCAGGAGGGTCAAATAACCAGATTCAGTTCAACAACTCGGGTGAATTCGGTGCCTCAGCCAAGCTGACTTTCAACGGCTCCACTCTTGTGCTGTCTGGGGGCTTAACCCATCGTCGGACGGCAATCACCACAAGTCATACGGCGTCGGTGTCTGAATATATTTTAGGGGTAACCGGTGTGCCAACCTCTATTCTAGCTGATGCCACCTCTTTTAGTGACGGGCAGGTTTTGGTAATTAAAGATGAATCCGGGGTGGCGAACGGTACCAATACTATCACCTTGAAGCCGTCAGGGTCCCAGACTGTTGATGGAGCTGCAAGCGCTACAATCGAATCCCCCTTCGGCTCAGTATTGGTTTATTCCAATGGCACGAACTGGTTTATTTACTAAAGTTTAAAAAACTTAAAATATATTTGCCTTCTACTCGTCTAACGATCTATATGTTACGGGACATGTGTGGGTGTATATTTTTGTTTCTCTCCTCCGTTAGTGATGCACCCTAGGTTTTTTGTTGGTTACACAGTCTCAGTCATTTCCATAGGAGGATTTTAAAAATGGCATATAAATTCCAGCTGGGCGCAGCCCAGATGAGTGGTGCTCTCGTACAAGAGGGTGCTATTAAACTGCACAACGAAGCAGGAAGTGAGGTCGCGTCTGTTAAGCAGGACGGTGTTGTTTCTGGTTCGGCTGCAGGTAAATTCAGCACACTTTCGATTGACAGTGTGCAGGTCTTCAGCGCAGCTCAGCAGCTTCAGAACGTCGCATCCCTTGATGCAACATCCGAAGCTACAATTGAGGGTGCTATCGACACACTTGCAAACCTTTCGTCTGCTGGTTCCACAGGCGTCGATCTCGACGTTCTCGGTCCACTCGACGTTCAGGAAGGCATTAAGCAGAACGGTACAGAGATTCTTTCTGACGCTGGCGCGCTGAAGGCAATCGCTTCTGTTTCTGGCTCTGGCGCATTCCAGGGTGGCAGTGCTACATTCGGCCTTTCCGTTACAGCCGGTACTTCGTTCATCATCGGTTCTGCCGATCTTAACGAAACCGACATGGAGAAGCTTGATGGTATCACTAATGGTACGGTTGCAGCCTCTAAGGCTGTCGTCGTAGACGCCAACAAGGACGCCGCTGGTTTCCGTGATATTTCGGGTCGCACCGTTTCTGGTAGTGGCAACGCTACATTCATGGGTAACTATGTTGGTGGCGGTTCCGTAACCGCTGGTTCTTCGTTCATCATCGGCTCTGCTGATCTTAACGAAACCGATCTTGAGAAGCTCGATGGTATCACAGATGGTACAGTCGCAGCCAACAAGGCTATTGTTGTAGATGCTAACAAGGACTTTTCGGGTCTTCGTAACGCTACAGCAACTGGCGCTATCACTGCTGGCACCTCGTTCGTTATCGGTTCTGCCGATCTGAACGAAGCCGACATGGAGAAGCTTGACGGTATTACTAATGGTACTGCTGCTGCATCGAAGGCTCTTGTCCTCGACGCTAGCAAGAACCTTACTGGTATTACCAACCTGACTGCTTCGTTCTTCAAGGGTGACGGTTCTGGTCTGACTAACGTCGACGCTGTAACCAATGTTTCCGCTTCGTCGGCTAACGTTGCTTACGAACTGGCATTCACCGAGTACCTCGGTAGTGACGTAGAGCTTGGTGGCAACGCCGGTCTTACATTCAACCCAGCAGGCAACAACGGTGCAAACGGTTTCTCCGGTTCCCTCGTAGTTTCTGCTAGTCATGCTGGCGAGCAGATGTCCCGTATTCTCTTGGGATCCAAAGACGAAGGTCAGCTTTTCTATAAGAAGGACGGCAGCGATCTTGTCTTGGGTCTGTATTCGGCGAATGCAGGAATTGACATTTCTGCCTCGACTGGCGGTGGTATCGTCCTTGCTGGCGGTGATGCTGCAGGTACTATCGTTAAGGGTGACGGAATGTTCTTCGTTCAGGACGCTAGTGAGACAACCAAGGCTTCGATCAACGGTTCGAGTGGTGTAATTTCGGGTTCTAGCAACCTTACACTTTTGGGTAACGCTACTTTTGACGGCAGACTTGTCGCTAATACCGTAGACTCTAAAATTGCCGCAACTGATACTGCAATCGCCGATGGCGACTCCCTCTACTTCCTTGATGCCACTGATGGCAGCAAGATTAAGAAGGAATCCCTTGCCGATGTTGCAAGTCTCTTTGCAGGTGATGGTCTGGCTGCCGCTTCGTCGGTAATCAAGCTTGATCTTAATGAGTTGAGTGCTGCAGCAATCGCTGACGGTGACTTCCTGGCGTTTGTTGACGCAACTGACAACAGCACTAAGAAGGAAGCAGTCGCTGATCTTGCATCCCTCTTCGCTGGTGCCGGTCTTGCAGCCGCTTCGTCCGTAATCGGTATCGCTAATGCAACCAATGGTGGTATTGGCGTTCAGGCTAACGACATTAAGGTTGATCTTAACGATCTTGCTGCTGGCGCAGTTGATGTGGCGGCTGATAGCATTGCTATCGTCGATGCTAACGACAGCAACAAGTCCAAGAAGGAGAGCATTTCTGACCTCGTATCTGCTATGGCAGGTGCTGGTCTCAGTGCTACTTCCGGTGTTCTTGCCGTTCAGGGCAGCTCCGTCGCTCTTAAGGCTGACGGTGAGACTCTGGCAGAAGGTTATAACTACCTTGCAGACCTTAGCTCCAACGCAACCGTATCGTTGCCAGCAGCCCCATCCGTGGGTGATGTTGTGCACGTTAAGGCTGCTGACCTGACCAGTGGCGCCAACGTCATTATTCAGAAGCAGGGAAGCCACACCATTGATGACGATCACACTGCGGTGCGTATCGAATCTAGTTTCGGTGCTGTTTCGCTCGTTTATGTTGTAGCTAACAAGTGGAGACTCGTATAGCCTAGCGCTATCGACCTTTACTGGTTGTTATTATTTTGGGGGCCCTCCGCAAGGGGGGCTCCCTTTTTAAGTTAAGACAACTATTTAAGGAAGCAGGAGTGTAATTCATGGCGATACGTAATCAGGGCTGGGCGTTTATTAGTAGCTCAGTGGGCACAACAACCCCCGGTGGCGCTAACACCAATATTCAGTTTAACAATAACGGCTCTTTCCAGGGAACAGCTAAACTTATAACGGATGGATCCGGATCGCTTTCGGCTTCTGTTAATATTTCTGCGTCTTCTTTTTATGGCGATGGTTCCAATCTGACAGGCTTGACAGCAAGCGCTGTTAATGTCGCAAACGGTCCAGAGACTGCTATTCAATTTAGGATCGACAGCCCCGTCACAGGCGAGATCAGCGGCTCCCACAATCTCATGTTCCTCACTGCGAGTAACATACTCAAAGTAAAAGGTGTAGTCTCCTCGTCCCAAGGGATCACGGGTTCCCATTTCCTGACAGACGGTATTGCATCGGCTAGTCATTTTGTGGGTAACGGCGCCGGCTTAAGTAATGTCAACGCTCAAACAGCTGTTACAGCTTCTACAGCCAATCGAAATTATGAGTTGGCGTTTACAGAATATCCAGGCACAGATGTAGAGCTTGGTGTCAACACAGGTCTATTCTTTAACCCTGCTGGAAATGCTGGTGCCAACGGATTTTCTGGCTCACTGTTTGTATCTGCGAGTCATGCTGGTAACCAGATGTCCAGAGTTGTGCTGGGATCTGCGGCAGATGGACAACTACTTTTCCAAAAGGACGGAAGCGATCTTGTCCTGGGTCTTAAGACCTCCACCGCCGGAATTGACCTGTCTTCCTCTAACGCCGGCGGCATCGTTCTTGCCGGTGGCGACTCGGCAGGCACAATTGTTAAAGGCAACGGCGCCGGACTGCTCGTCCAGACAGCTGCCGAAGCCACAAAAGCGTCCATTTCATCTGCCGGTGTAATCTCCGGATCAGGAGTGCTGCAGGCAAGCGCAATCGAAACAGACGGTACTATCACCGTTAAGGGTGTGCTCAATGTGGGTCCGGGCACAGGCGTGGGCTATGTGGCTTCCAACGGTGATCCAGACACGAGAATTAGATTCGGCGCCGCCGGTCGAGGATCGGACTCTATATCCATCGAGGCAGGTGGCAAGTCGTTTATTATTATTGACGAAAATGGAGCCGACGAGCTTATCTTGGGCGCCTCTTCTGGCGACATAGTTTATGTATCGGGTAGCCTCACGGCTTCCGCCCCGATAAGAGCGACAGACATCTCAGCTTCCTTAAACGTATCAGCGTCGTCTTACTACATGCTTGCCAACTCGGGTACGATTGCAGGACCTTCGAGCTATCTCGGTCTTGATACATCGAATCGAATTGTTGTCACCGCTGGTGACGGCACCGGAGGGGGTGGCTCCAGTACCATTAACGTAACCTCGTCCACAGCCAATCGCACTTATGAGCTGGCTTTTACAGAATTCCCTGGAAATAATGTTAAGCTTGGAGCTAGCACTGGACTATTCTTTAATCCAGCTGGTAACAACGGAGCTAACGGATTCTCTGGTTCTCTGACAATTTCTGCTAGTCATGCGGGCAAGCAAATGTCCCGCCTCTTGTTCGGATCCAAGAATCAGGGCGTGCTCTCTTTCGAGGGCGCCGGCTCAGATCCCATACTCAGTCTTAAGACCCCCGAAGCAGGAATTGCTATATCCAGTTCCAATGACGGCGGGATCACAATTCAAGGTGGTGACTCAGCAGGCACAATTGTTAAAGGCAATGGTCAGTTCCTTATTCAGAACGCAGCCGGGCAAACCAAATTCAGCGTTGCCGGCACGACCGGGAAGGTTACAGCAACGGATGTTTCGGCTTCCGTCCATGTATCCGCCTCGGCTTACTATATGCTCCCGACCACCGGAACAATTGCTGGTCCGTCCAGCTATCTTGGTTTAGATAGCAGGAATAAAATTGTTGTTACTGCCGGCGATGGCTCTGGCGGCGGCGCGACGATTAACGTCACTGCGTCCGCGGCTAATAGGAGCTATGAGCTAGCGTTTACAGAGTTCCCCGGTTCTGGTGTTAAGCTAGGTCTCAGCACCGGACTCTCCTTTAACCCAGCTGGTAACGCAGGGGCTAACGGCTTCTCGGGCTCTTTAACTATTTCTGCTAGCCACACAGGAGTTCAGATGTCGCGTCTTCTCCTTGGCTCCAAAGATGATGGTCAGCTTTTCTACAAAAAGGATGGAAGTGATCTTGTTTTGGGTCTGTCGACGGCGAATGCCGGCATTGACATTTCTGCCTCCAATGACGGTGGTATTGTCCTCGCTGGTGGCGATTCCGCGGGCACTATTGTCAAAGGTAATGGGCTGTTCATGGTTCAGAAAGCCGATGAGACCACTACATTTAGTGTCACTGCTACAAGTGGTGACGTTTCAGCAGGCAACGTATCAGGCTCTGGAGACGGTAGATTCTTGGCACTCGATCTTGATAGTCAGGCTAATGTCTTGACGAAGACAACACTAGGCTCTACAGTTATCAATTCTTCGCTGACAAGCGTCGGCGCTCTAACAACACTGACCAGCTCTAACGCTCACATCTCCTCTTCCACGAATGCAGTCTTGTTCCATGTGGATACGGATAGTTACAATGCTGGAAAGCCAGTGTTTTTAATTACAGGCTCTCAAGGTGTGGGTATTAACAATGGCTCTCCAAAGCTTGCTCTAGATGTTCACTATAGTGGTACTCTTAGTCCGACGTCGCTCGCCAATGATACAGGTGGCGGACATGTGGCTTATTTTGGCACCTCTTCTGCTAACCTGACGGCTGGCGGTGTGTATTATCTTAACGCGAACGGTGGCTGGGAGTCGGTAAACTCGGCAACCACGGGAAGTGGGCACAATCAGCTCTTGGGAATCGCTTTGGGCACTAAGCCACACGACGCCGGTGTCCTGCTCAAGGGGTACTTTGACGTCAACAGTTTCTACTCAGGCTCCTTTATCAAGGGAGGTCCAGTGTACATTCAGTCGTCGTCCGTCCTGGCTGGTCGAGGTGTGGTGGATGGAGGCTACTTAAGTTCCTCCGCACCAACCGCAGGCAACTCCTATGTGCGTATCGTAGGATATGGCACGGACACCGCCAATGTAATTTACTTTGACCCGGACGCCACGTATGTGGAGATAGCATGAGATGCCTAAGTCTGAAATAGTTAATGGAGTAGATATGGGAAAAGCTAAATCAATTAGTACAGTCGATGTTGCAGTTGACTGGGAAACAATTTACGAGGTAGATCTGACAGACCAAGGTACATCTGCTAGCGCCGTAGGCGACTGGCCCAGGAACCTAACAGGCAGCAACGGGGAGATTGTAGCATGGTCTGCGGGCAACACTAGTAACGCTAACGAAATGAAGTTAGTAAGTGGCACCGGTATGAGGATCATCATTGACTCCACAAAAGATACTGCACATTGGGAAAACAATCTTCAAAGCGGTCCAGTTATCTACGCCCCCATTGACAATATCTATACAGCCGCCGGACTCACATATGACTTGAATGAAACTTTCGCATTCCAAACGTTGCATGAATTTACAGTAACCACCGCTGGCTCGGATGATTCTATTTTTTATGGCGGTAGTATGATTTTAGATGGCACCACCGGCTCCCCGACGCCCGGAGGTAGTTCTGCTGGCAACTGGGTGCAAAGCTCGTGGATTACAACAAGCTCTGCTACCCCCAATAATCAGTGGTTCTTTAGAAATGGTGCCATGCAGCAGGGTGGAGCCTCCGGTAATCAATATTGGATCACACCCTCCGTCGCAGACTCTGCTCGCCCTACTTTTTGTGAGATCGTCTTCTATCCCGGCGCCTCCTGGTCTTCCCGCGCCGGCGTGTATAGCGCATTTCAAACACCCCTTACAATTACAGATTTCTATGCGTATGGTAACATGGCAAGTCAGCTCCCCTTAGATGTGGGATCAAGCGGCGGATCTCCGCCTGTCAATACCACAGCTAACCCTGGACAAACCACGCAATTTATAATGCGCCCAGGAACCACAACAAGTCAGGGACGACAGATTCATGTGGGTGTTGCTGCAGCCTATCGCACACTTTCCACCAGGGATTCAAAAATTACGTGCCTGTGGAAAAAGCTCAGAATTTTGAGAAGAGGTACAACGTCTTGAGCCAGCCAACTACTAAAGCGGAGTGGCTTTCGTTTATGCAGCTATGGTTTGATATTCCAGAGCCTATTATTGGCTGCGAGGAAACTACCCTCCAAGATCGTATCTATTATACTATCCGTACGCACAGTGTGTTCGTCACCGCGGCGCCTACACTCGGAATCATCAGAGCCCATCCCTGGGTGGAAGCAATTCAAGAGACAGTTTTAGCCGGCGGATCCCCAACATTCGCAGATGTAGCTTCTCGGCTATCAGGAGCCGCCCTTACAGAACTACAAAATAATTCTACTTCATTGGAACCCATGATCGAGGCGATTCTAGAGCGAGAGCTACAATAGAAGCATAAGTTGCTTGCAGCATTGTCGGCTTTTTAGACTTTAAAGTACTATTTATTTTTGACGAGTTGTCAGATTTGGAGTAATTCTATGTCTTCACTATTAGAAGAAGCGATTGTAGACGCGAAAGCCCTTAAGGAAGCTGCATTAAAAAATGCAGAGGATGCTGTATTGGAGAAGTATTCGGGAGAAGTTAAGAAAGCTCTTGACACTCTCCTTGAGCAGGAAGAGCCAGCTTTAGAAGAAACCGACAATGGTGAAGATCTCATGGAATTCGCGGACTCTGTGCCGCTGGCACATACAAACGAAGAACTCGGTGAGCCCGCAGCAGACGAAATTGTAGAGATTGATTTCGATGCCCTTAAGGCTCGCCTCGAAGAAGAGGACGAAGTGGTCGAAAGCGACGATATGATTGATGCCACAGCTCTGGCCGACGCCCTTGAAGAGGGTGAGATGGGCATGAGCGATGTTGAAGACCCTTCCGCCGCGAATCTTTCCGGTGCGACTCAGGTCGATATTGAAAAGGACAATGCCATGTCGGATGCAGACATTGAGTCTGCCGCAGTTGAAGAGTCCCTGGAAGATGAGGACATTAATCTCACCGAAGAGATGATCGCCGACCTTATTGAAGAACTTACTGTGGACATGACACCGCGACCCGGCGGCTGGTCCGCAATGCAGGCTGCCTACAACAGTGTAGAGCAGGCTAACCAAGAGGCTGAGGCAGCAGCGGCTGCAAATGCTCTTGACGAGGAAGACGAGGAAGAAGCCGATGTAGGCACCGTGGATGTTGTATCCGACGCCACCTTCTTCGAGTCTAAAATCTCGGAACTTACAGAATCCAATAGAGAGCTTCGTGCTCTCATTATGGAAGCCAAGAATCAGCTTACAAAGTTGAACTTGGATAACGCCAAGCTTGTTTATCAAAACAAGGCTTTGAATAGCGCCTCCTTGAATGAGCGACAAAGAACACAAATTGTCGAAGCTGTTCAATCTGCCAATTCAGTTGAAGAAGCAACCATGATTTTTGAAACAATTCAAAACGCAGTGGGGTCCACTCCTGATCAGAGAACACGACCACAGACACTTCGTGAAGCGGTTCAAAGACCAACGTCGCTTTTGATAAATTCCAAGAAAAACAACGAGGCAAACAAAGACCCTAACTTGGGTCGTATGCTGCGTTTAGCAGGTTTGAATAAATAATGACATTCATTAATAACAATATTAGGAGGTTTTAAAAATGTCTATCGTCGAGAAATTGACCGAAGGCATCGTTAACCGTGATCTCTCCGCAGAAGGCGCTGCTCTCATTAATAAGTGGGAACAGACAGGTCTTCTTGAGGGTCTTGGTGACGATGTTGTTCGTAACGGGATGGCTCGTCTGCTTGAGAACCAGGCAAAAGAGCTTCTCCGTGAGGCGTCCAGCATGTCCGCTGGTGACGTCCAGGGTTTTGCAGCTGTTGCATTCCCACTTGTACGCCGAGTATTCGGCAACCTGATCGCAAACGAACTCGTTTCCGTTCAGCCAATGAGTCTCCCATCGGGTCTCATTTTCTTCCTTGACTTCACATTCGCTGGTACTGACGGTACCAACACACGCATGGGCTTCGAAGCCGGCACTTCCATTTATGGTGGTGGCGTGGTTGGTAACCAGCTGACCGGTGGTGTGAACCTGGACGGAAAAGAGGGCACATCGGCGCAGGGTCCATACAACCTGCGTAACGGTTACTCGTCTCCAACAGGTTCGCTCGTCGCTGGTGATTCGACAATCATCGCTTCGGGTACTCTGGGTGCTGGTGGTACCGCCACCATTACCGGTGGTAACTCCTTCACACTGAAGGGTTCTACCAAGGGACTGCTCAAGCTCCCAGGTGGTGCTGCAAATGGTGCAGCCGATGCCAACACAGTTCTCCGTTTCGACCCAGACCTTACGTCGGGTTCGCAGTGGTTTATTGTTGAGCTGGCAATCGCCGACTCTGACTTCTTTAACCGTCAGGACCTTAGCGCTATTGAGAACGTTGCAGCTGGCGCTGCCCCGCTCTCCAGTGCTACACTCGTCAACCGTCTGTCGGCTCTGTCGCGATCCTTTAGTGATCCAGACACGGTCAACCCAGACGTTGTTCGACTTGTTTATGTAACTACAGGCTCGACTGCTGCCTCCTGGGCTGCAGCTTCAACAGCTATTGATGCATACACTTACCAGATCCCAGCAGCCGATAACTTCCAGGCTGGTGGCGCTCTCGGCTCCGTCGAGGGTGAGATCCCATGGGCACTTGAGGCTAACACAGCAATCCCAGAGATCGACATTAAGGTCGACTCGGTAGCTGTCACAGCTGTCACCAAGAAGCTCAAGGCTAAGTGGACTCCAGAGCTTGGTCAGGACCTCAACGCATACCACAACCTGGATGCAGAGGTTGAGCTTACTCAGATCCTTTCTGAGCAGATCGCTATGGAAATCGACCGCGAGATCCTTGAGGACCTCGTAGCCGAGGCACGTGCCGGTATTCGTTACTGGTCGCGCTCCCCAGGTAAGTTTGTTAACCGTGAGACCGGTGTCGAGATCGGCGCCAGCAGCACTCCAGACTTCACTGGTAACGTCAGCGAGTGGTATGAGACTCTCATTGAGACAATCAATGATGTTTCGGCTCAGATCCACCGTAAGACTCTCCGTGGTGCAGCTAACTTCATCGTCTGCGGACCTGAAGTTGCTAACATCCTTGAGTTCACAGCTGGCTTCCGTGCTAACGTGACTGCTGACAGTGACCGCGGTGACGCGGGTGCGCTGAAGGTTGGTACTCTCTCGAAGAAGCTCGACATCTTTGTCGATCCTTACTTCATCCGTAACGTGATCCTCGTTGGTCGCCGCGGTAGTAGCTTCCTTGAGAGTGGTTATGTCTACGCACCTTATGTGCCACTGCAGACCACACCAACTATCTTCGGTGTAGAGGACTTCGTACCTCGTAAGGGTGTCATGACCCGATACGCCAAGAAGATGGTCCGTCCAGATATGTACGGCTTGGTCATCTGCCAGGATCTTATCACAGGCTAATAGCCTGACCTAAGGTCAAAATAGTGAAAGCCCCGTCTCTTTTGAGGCGGGGCTTTCTATTTATTAATAGACTAATCGAGGAACACTAAATGGCCATCCCTAAACTTTATCCTGCTTCTACTTCAAATGCCAACATTCTCCCGGCTACCGGATCCACTACGAACGTAGCGGCTACGCTGCCGTTTGGGGTGTACAGTGAATCTGCATACTTCCTTTCGGGAGCCGCAGACCAGGTAGCATTTACTTATAAGAAGCTGGGTGGTGATGTCCTTGATATTGAGTTAACGGAAGGAAACGTTTACGCAGCCTACGAGGAAGCAGTGCTGGAGTATTCATATCTTCTCAACCTCCATCAGTCCAAAAATACACTATCCTCGTATCTTGGGTCCACTACAGGATCTTTTGATGAAGTTGGGCAGATTCAGTCAGGATCAGCGCTTTCAGGCTCTGATATTGCCCTCCGCTATCCGCGCTATGAGTACGGCTACATCAAACGTGTCACTGAGGGACTCTCTACTGAGGCTGGACTCGGGGGGACAGTTCCAATCTACTCCGCCTCGATCGACACGGTCCCCGGCACTCAAGACTATGATCTCCAGTCTATTATTTCTGCTTCATCCGCCAATAGCTCTTCCGTGCCCTATTACCAGCAGGTACAAGACAAGCGGATTGTAGTTCGCAAGGTATTCTTTAGAACCCCTCGTGCCATGTGGCGCTTCTATGGGTACTATGGTGGGTTTTCGGTTGTAGGCAACATGCGCACCTACGGACAGTATGCTGACGACTCCACATTTGAAATCGTGCCCACCTGGCAGAACAAACTCCAGGCAATGGCGTACGAGGATGCTCTATACACTCGGGTGTCTCACTATTCCTATGAGATTTTCGACAACAACTTAAGATTGTTTCCTAAGCCAGTAAACACATCGCCTGTAAAGTTCTGGGTCCAGTTCACTATTGAAAACCAATTCGAACCTTGGGATGAAACTGGTCGAGGCGAAAACGGAGTTAAAGGAGTTAACAACCTTAATACTCTCCCGTTTGAGAATTTACCTTACGAAAACATCAACTCGATTGGTAAGCAGTGGATCCGCCGCTTTGCCCTGGCATTAGCTAAGGAGATGTTAGGTCAGATCCGCGGCAAGTTCGCAACTGTACCGATCCCTGGAGAAAGTGTCACTCTGAACGCTAGCGAGTTGCTTAGTCAAGCTAGAGCTGAGCAGGATCAGCTTCGTGAAGAGCTTAAAACAATCCTTGACGAGACTACTTACGCTAACCTGGCTACTGTGGACGCAGGACTGCAAGATTCTACCCGGAAGATTACAGAGAACGTCCCAGCCGGCATTTTTGTAGGGTAAGTAAATGGCACGCAGCAAACGAACACAGAAGCAAATACAAGACACCGAAGCTACAAAGTATGATTACATTGGCGATCCCAAGGTAGAGGAGAATCTGCACGAGATAGAGTTCCCTGCCTCGACGCTAGAGACCATTGACGGAGCTATGCTCAACTTTATCAATGAGACGCTTAACATTTCAGTAGATACCAACGAGGGATTTAAGAAAGTCCCAGTTCTGTGGGTCACCGCCGAGCGCGCATTTCAGATTAAACACAACAAGGACCTGCGCGACAAGGAAGAAACCTTGATTCTCCCCCTGATCACGGTCAACAGGGCGTCTGTCACAAAGGAGCAGAACTTCCGCGGCTCTGTTTACGCCAATATATACCCGGAACCCGATGCCAAGGGCGGAACAATCACGATTGCACGCCAGATTAACCAGAAAAAGACTGCAGAGTTCCAAAATGCGCAAGCAAACCGTAAATATGGTGTTAATAATAATGTCGCTAGTAAAATGAAGAACACAAATAAGCGGAACATGACCTCCGCCAAGACAGTTTACGAGACTATAACCATCCCCCTGCCTACCTGGGTGAAAGTGATTTACGAAATTTCGGTCCGATCGGAATATCAGCAGCAACTCAACACTATGATCACCCCGTTTATGACTACGCCTGGTAACTCCCGCATGCCAAGACGCATCACCAACGAAGGTCACTTCTATGAGATCTTTATCAACGGCAATTTGAGCGACACTTCGAACAAGGCGAGCCTTGGGATGGATCAGCGCAACTATGAAACTACTATCACTATTGAAACCTTAGGGTATCTCATTGGAGAAGGTGAAAACCAGGAGAAACCCAAGATCGTGAAGCGTGAAAACGCCGTGGATATTCAGATAACCAGAGAGCGCACAATCTTCGGTGACATACCTCCTACCAATAAAGATGGATTTTATAGAGAATAGTACCATTCAGACTATTTAGCACTATTTACTTTTGAACATTTCTTAATGTGTAGGAGAACATAACTAATGTCAGTCAAAAAGTACAGATTCGTATCCCCTGGAGTTTTCGTCAACGAGATTGACAACTCCCAAGTTCCTGCATCCCCGGCAGGCATCGGTCCCGTAGTTATTGGTACCGCTGAAAAGGGGCCATCGCTTCGCCCCGTTACAGTTAACTCATTTGAAGAGTTCGTCAACACCTTCGGTACGCCAGTTCGCGGCGGCTCCGCAGAGGATGTGTGGCGAGAAGGAGCATTCTCCTCGGCTCCTACATATGGTGCCTATGCTGCCCAGGCTTATCTGAAAAACAGTTCCCCTCTCACATATATTCGCCTCCTTGGTGCACAGACCACTGCTGACGGCGGACCCTCCACTGGTACAGACGGCGAAGCAGGCTGGAGCAAGAACGAAGCCTATGGTCTTTTTGTTTTCCACGACAACGGTGGAAAGAGTTCCTCACAGCTTACGGGCGCCCTCGCTGCAGTCTTTTACGGTAACACCGGCACTGAGTTTATGCTTTCCGGCGCCGCCGCCACCTCTGGGTCGGTGACCGGTCTCCCCGGCATTGCAGTTTCCACCGCCTCTTACACTGGTTCGCACATTGTGGTAGCAGATACGGGCACCAACTATGAGTTCAAGATTTTGATTAAGAACGCATCGGGTAGTGCGAATGCTATTTCGACCTTCACTGCCAACTACACCGAGACAGATTCCCGTTACATCCGTAAGGTTTTCAACACAAATGCACAGAAGACAAACGCTGGTGTGGCAAGCGCGGGCTCTGCACTACAGTATTTCTTAGGAGAAACGTTTGATCGCCACCTGAAGGCAAACGTTAGCCTTACCGACATCGCTAATTCTGCGACCGGTCGCACCTTCGGCTCGATGGTGAAGCTCAACAACACCACAGCGGGTAATGGCGGAGACTTCGCAGGTCACAGTGCGCAGTCTGCCCAGACACCTACTGTTATTTCGTGCCGGCTGTCACCATCGACAGCTCCACAGAACCTGTTTACCATTCACGCTCTTAATGAGCCCGGAGACTGGTCGAACCGAAACATCAAGGTGTCGATTCAGGATATCCAGCGCTCCCCAACAAACAGCAATCGATATGGCACCTTCAGTGTCGTCGTTCGTGCACTGAGCGATTCTGACAATGTTGTTCGAATCATTGAGCAGTTTGACGAATGTGACCTCAACCCTGATTCCCTTAATTATGTCGCTCGCAAGGTGGGTAACAAGTACCTGGACTGGAATGAGTCCGAGCGTCGATACATCGAGAAGGGCGATTACCATAATAACTCCCGACTCATTCGCCTTGAGATGAACTCTGACGTTGATGCTGGGCTGACTAACCCATCGCTGTTGCCTTTCGGCTTCCGCGGCATGGTCAAGTATGATGATGAAGAGACCACGGGCGCCAGCGCCGGTCGAGGCAACTGGGCAACTGGTTCGGTAATCGCTACAGACTTCCCTGCGCTACGAGACGCAGCCGACCGCTGGGCTTCTGGTTCCGTCTTCGCGATTGAGGCTCCTCGCGCGTATATTTCAGTCCCAGGTAACACCCAAGTCAAAGCACTTTACCCAGCTCCCGAGCTGCGCGTTAGTGCTTCGGAGGGCAACCTGAGCAATCGCACAGATGCCTACTTTGGCTTGCAGACCACACAGACTGCTGGGGGCACCGTCTTCGACAAGTCGACTATTGACCTCCTGCGCCCACGCGGTGGTATCGTAGGAAATATGTTTGCCGGCGCAGCCGCAGGAATCCGCGAAGTGTCTGTAGAATTTACCTTGGATGACGTTTCCGGCTCCGATGGTATCTGGATTAGTGGTTCGCACAATGCCACAATTGGCGGCACTGCTGGCGGCTCCCTGACCCGCGCTAACGGCGCGATTAGTGGAGTCCTGGACCAGGGCTACGACAGGTTCACAGTGCCCGTGTATGGCGGCTTCGATGGTGTCAACATCACCGAGATGGATCCATTCAACAGCAGCACTCGTACACTCCCAACCTCTGCTACAGATAAGACTTACTACGCGTTCAACTCGATCCGCCGGACGATTGATGCAGTGGCCGATCCAGAGGTCGTAGAGATGAACCTCGCTACAATCCCTGGTCTGCGACAGACAGGTCTTACGGATAACCTCATTAACACATGCGAAGACCGTGCAGATGCTCTTGCAATTATCGATCTGCCACAGGGTTACATCCCACGCGCACAGAGCAACGCTTCTGCAGCATCCCGACGAGGCAATACAGCCAGCGAGATCACTCAGGCAGTGAATGGGCTCCGTTCGCGAGGACTTAACTCTTCCTACGGTTGTGCCTTCTATCCATGGGTCAGAGGACGCGACACCATCAACGGTGGTGATGTATGGCTTCCGCCATCTATTCCAGCCCTTGGAACCTTCTCTAGCTCCCAGCGTAAGACGCAGGTCTGGTTCGCACCAGCCGGCTTCAACCGCGGTGGGCTGACTGAAGGCTCTGCAGGTATCCCAGTTGTGGACGTAGCACACCAGCTGCGCCGCAAGGATCGTGACGACCTTTACACAGCGAACATTAACCCAATCGCCAAGTTCCCAGCAGAGGGTATTGTGATCTTTGGTCAGAAGACTCTGCAGGTTACGCCATCGGCACTCGATCGTATTAATGTTCGCCGCCTGATGATCTTCGTCAAGAAGCGCATCTCGCAGATCGCAGCTGGACTGCTGTTCGACCCGAACGTACGACAGACATGGCTGCGCTTTACTGCGCAGGTCAACCCATTCCTCCAGGATGTTAAGACCAACTTCGGTTTGTCTGACTTCAAGGTCGTACTCGACAACTCGACAACCACACCAGAGCTGGTTGACCGAAACGTCATGTATGCACAGATCTTCCTGAAGCCAACCCGAGCTATTGAGTACATTGCAATTGACTTCAATATCTCGCGATCTGGAGCATCGTTCGAGGATTAAGAAAATGAGGGAGGTTTATGCCTCCCTCACTATATAATATAAGATCATTAGGAGATTACTTAAATGCCATTTTGGACAAGCGCACTATCAGAACCACGGAGATCGCATCGCTTTTTGCTTTCGCTCCCGAACCTTACATCAGCAGATCAGGCGTTTGCCTACGAGCAGTATCTCGCTAAGTCTGTAACTAAGCCATCCTTCCAGGTAAGCGAGAAGGATCATAAGTTCTTGGGAAACACCTATTACTACCCCGGTATCGTTACATGGCAGCCAGTCAGCGCGGTTATCGTTAACGCGATCAACCCTGACGGCAACCAGGTCATCTATGATGCTCTAGAGCGATCCGGTTACCTTAAGCCCCCCACACAGCAGGAAGTCTTCGAGAACGCTGCCCAGGCTCCTGGCACAGTCAACAAGGCTGACGCTGTACGGGCTCTCGGCAATGTCATCATCGAAGAGCTGAATGGCGACGGTGGTCTCGTGGGTACATGGACCCTGCAGAATGCATTCATCACAGACGCAAAGTTTGGTGATCTTAACTATGATAATGATGATTTGCTTAACATTGATCTGACTTTCCGGTATGATTATGCTGAGTATGTCTCGGGTCCTGCTGTTGCAGCAGCTACAGAACTCTAAGACTGAAAGAAGGTGACTTTTGTCGAGAAGAAATAATAACCAGCGGCTTGGCGCACCGCACCCCGACGCGCCAACCCCCACCACCCCTGACACATCAGACCTCTTCGCGTTTGTAAACCCAACAGAATTTGTTGAGTTGCCGAGTGGTGGCGAGTACTACCCAGACGGTCACCCCCTTCAGGGACAGACCGTTATCGAGATCAAGCACATGACGGCTAAGGAGGAGGATATCCTCACCTCCCAGGCGCTTTTGAATAATGGTCTGGCGATTGATAGGCTTTTGACGTCAGTCATCGTGGATCCTAATATCAAGGTGGACGATCTTCTTTTGGGTGACAAGAATGCTATTCTTATTGCCACGCGTATCACAGGTTTCGGTCCCTACTATGAGGTGACAGCCGCTTGTCCTTCTTGCACCAAGGAGGCGCCCTACACTTTTGATCTTACACAGCTTAAGCCACAGGACTCTGTGCTTCCAGAGCATGTTAGGAGCGAGGGTGAGGGAGTTTTCTCTTTTGAGCTGCCTGTAAGTCAGGTGCGCATTTATGTGAGACTCCTAACCTCCCGAGACGAGAAAAAGATCTCTTCTTTACTAATGAACGTAGGTGGTAAAGGCGCTTCGAATCCTGTTACAGGGCTGTTGAAGTCGATCGTCGTGCAAGCCAATGAGCACACCGACCTCACGGCAGTTCATCAGTTTATAGAGATGATGCCACTTCCGGACGTTAAGGCGATCCGAGACACCTATGATGCTATTAAACCCGATCTTGACCTTCGTTTTGACATTAACTGTCCTCACTGCCACGAAGATGGAAAGGTAGGGATGCCCATGACGGCAGCGTTTTTTTGGCCTAACTCCTGAGTACCAACAGAGTGTTTATGAGGAGTTCTTTCTCCTCAAGCACCACGGCGGTTGGTCCTTCACAGAACTGTACAATTTGCCAGTCGCGCTACGTCGATGGTTCCTCACTCGGCTTACCGATGAGTTTAAAAAACAAAAAGAACACAATGAGAAAGCGCCACGGAGATAATTCTTTCTTTTTTGGAACTATTTATATTTAAGTAGGATACCCATGTCATGAATGATATTGTTAACGAACCCATCAATTTGAATAATCTCGGCAAACCTTTGACCGAGAAGGTCTACACGCAGTTTGCCAACCAGGTGCGTAGCGCGCTGCTGGATTTGTGGGCGATGGGTTTCGACATACCCCTCAAAGTTAGAGGCACATCCTCCCAGATCGACTCTTTCATGAAGACATTGGGGAGCGAAAAACGCTACATGGATTCCTACATGAAGCATGGGCTAAACGATCCAAAAACCATGGACTCCAAGTACACTCTGGGTAGAGCGGTAGAGAGATTCGAAAAAGAGACTGGCTTAAGATGGCCATTTAAAAACTAGGAGTTTGTAAATGGCAACCTTAGAAGAATTAAAACAACAAGCTGAAGCCGCACAACGACTCAAAGAAGAAACTGAGGAATACCGCCGCGCACTCGCGCGCCTCAAACTCGAAGAGAAAGACGACGATCATCTCAAGCTCCTGCAAGAGCAGTACGACAAAGCGGGCGAAAGGCTTAAAGAGCAAACAGCTAAAGTCTCTGAAGCCACCAAAGCACTGCAGGACTATAAGTCCGCCGTCGATAACGGCACACGCTCGCAAGACGAATTAGTTTCGGGGTTTTTACAAACTACTACCTCGCTTGGAAGCCTGGGCGCGAGGTACCAAGACCTCACCAAAACCACTCTTCCAGCCTTCGCAAGTGGGCTCTTTAATGGCGCCAACGCACTCCAGAACCTCGGCGCTGTCGGTACCAAAGTTATCGATATGTTTGCGGAGTTTGGAATCCAGCAAGATAAGGTCATTGCGCAGTTCCGAGCCAACACTGGTGCGGGAGAGGAGTTCAACCAGGTTATTCGTGACACAGCTTTGGCAAACATTCAAGCTGGCGTCGGACTAGAAGATACAGTTGCCGCCATCACAGCGCTCAAGAATGAGTTCACAGACTTTACTTACCTAAACCAGGAGCAGCAGCTGGAAGTCGCCGAGACAACAACGCTCCTAAACAAGCTTGGTTTTAGTTTCTCCACTCAGGCATCCATTATCCAGGACGCCACGCAGGCACTTGGAATGGATGTGGGTGAAGCCCAAGAACTGTTGCTTGATCTTGCTTCAACGGCGCGCTCTTTGGGCGTGGATGTAAATGAGCTGGGCGCCCAGTTCAATCAAAACATCGACTTTATTGTTCGCTTCGGCGAAGATGGACAAGAGGTCTTTGAAGAGATGGCAGTTGCTGCTAAGGCGCTTGGGCTCGAAATGGGTAGCCTGATTAAGATTACTGATTCTTTCAAAACCTTTGACGAAGGCGCTCGCATCGTAGGGCGATTCAATGCTATTCTCGGTGGACCATTCTTGAATTCGATCGAGATGTTAAACGCGTCGTATGAGGACCCAATAGAAGGCATTAAAATGCTTCGCGATGGCTTCGATGCTGCTGGGCGATCCATTGAAGAATTGGGAGGAGCAGAGCTGGAAGCACTCAGCTCAGCACTTGGTCTTACCACCAGCGAAACCAAGAAACTTCTTGGAGCAACCAACGAGGAGTTGGAAATCCAGCGTATGGAGCAGGAACAACTGGCCGAAACAGCTCAAGCCGCACAGGATGTAATGACGCAGTTAAGCAACGCGTTTAAACAGATACTAGCTGACGGAAAGCCATTTATCGATAACGTGGTTATACCACTAATGGAGGGGATTGGATCTATTGCCTCCTTCTTGGGAGATGCCGAGAGTGCTATGTCAAGTTTTGTGCGTGTTGGCATAGCCGCCGCTGGTGTAGCCGCGATCCTAGCAGCGCCATTTACAGGTGGCGCCTCCCTTGCCGCCTTCGCCGGGGTCGTCGGTGCAGGCTTCGGCACGGCAGCAGCGGTCAACACTGAGTTTGGCGGAGGTGGCGGAGCCACGGGCGGAGGCGCTCCTATACCAGGATTCCAGACTGGCGGCATGATTACAACGCCCCAAGCAATCGTTCACCCTGGTGAGATGCTCATCACAGGGGGGGAGGGATCCGACGTTATATCCGCGAAGAAGTTTGATGAATTGATCGATGCGGTGAAGCAAGAAAAAGGACCTTCCCAGGTTGCGGTATACCTTGGACAAGAGAAACTAGATGACATGATGGTAAAGAGTATTGACTCCCCAGCAGGTCGCCGCGCTTTTAACCCTTTCGGGAACGGATAATAAATCATGCTTAAACCACCACAGAACTCATTTTTCCAGATCCAGATTTTTCATCTCCCCACTTCCGATATATCGAGGAATAGCTATAATATGGTGAAGTTTCAGGGCTGGGTGACCGAGTTTAGAGACCAGTATCAGTCTAAGTGGAACGAAGAAGAGGTTTATGGTCGCATGGATCCCTTGGCCACATTTCAGAATACACGACGAAGCATAAATTTAGGCTTTGATGTGGTCTCCGAAGATGCTCTAACAGCCCAGTCCAACCTGGTCTCAGTTGATAAGCTGATTACATTCTTATACCCGGTCTACCGAGCTGGTGAAAGAACACGCTCGAATACATTGGCAGCGGGACCGCTCCTCGGTTTCCGCTGGACTAACCTAGCAGCGGACGCGGCAACGGGCGATTATTTGGTGGGCTATCTTAACGGCGTGGACTACAATCCAACTGTTACTGATGGAGGTTTCATTAATAATCGCCCTGTAAAAGTGCCCGGACAGACGGAACTAATTACCACCAACGTTGGCGGTGAAACGGACACCACTGTTAAATCAAATCCCGACAATCTAGCGCCCTCCATTAACTTCATTCCCAAAACCTTGAGCATCAACCTGCAGTTTACCGTGCTGCATACTCACCTCACCGGTTGGGTAGAAACGGATGAAGGATTTATCTTCGGAAACGAAAAAGTAAATGGAAAATATCCCAACGCCTTCAATGTAGTGGAAACTGAGAAACCAGTTCAGGCGCTCACCAATGATTTCGACGGTAAACCTAACTTCACGGTAAATACTATTGGGGATTCTTTGGCTTCTAGTGTTCTAGGCGCTAGCACTACGGCAACACCCGGAGTTGTTGAGGTAGGCGATAATCCCTGGGGGACATCTGAGGATTAATAATGGGTAAGCGATATAACAGCAGAAAAGTCTTTACGAATCGAGATGAGATATATCAGAATACGCTAGAGAAGCGAATGCGGAAACAAATTCATCACTACAACACGGCGAAGTTTACTTATCCCACTTTGTTTGATTTGAATAATATTACTAAAGTCCCCCACGTCTGGTCTGTCGGAGATCGTTTCTACAAGCTCGCCGCCAAGCACTATGGCAACCCGACATATTGGTGGGTGCTTGCATATTTTAATCAGACCCCGACCGAGGCAGACATAAACTTAGGTGACGTTCTTTTTATCCCCTTCCCGCTGGAGCGAGTCCTGCGCGCCTTTGAAAGTGAGGATTAAGACTCATGGCTGTCACGACCAAATCCACTAAAATATGGGCTAGTGAAGATCAAGACTTTAAAACCCTCTTAGAAGAATACTATAAGGCGATGGCAGCCCGGGAGGCGTATGATCGTTTCTTTGGGCTAAAAACAACGGAGGTTGAACCCAAGTTTACCTATGAACAGTGGGAAGACGCAATTGAAAAAAGCACTAAGAAAGCTCTCGACGGCGACGGAATCAATAGCCGCGCGCAGGCAAAAGAAGCAATTGATAAGGCAAACTTTGCTAAAAACCGTAACGAGTTCCGCAAAATAGGTTTGATGTTGGGTCTAGATCCAGAACACTTCAGTAAGTACGAGGTGCGAAAATCTGCTGACGGGTATTTTGAATCTTTAGCAGTGGCAGGCTCCTCCGCCGAAAACTGGCGCCGGGACAACCTTACATACACTACGGGGGTGACTCGGCCGAGCCAGACGCCTTCGGTCGCCCGATATCTTCAGGTCCGTGAAGATATAGATGCCGCGAGATATAGCGCTGACGACCCCGAGCTAAGCGCTCGCACAGCCGAGCGACAAGGGCGGGAAGTGAATGCTTTCTACTTCGTACGGGACCTTTCGTTTTCCTCGCCACAGATGATAGCCTATATGCTAAAGAAGTCTTACGGGAACGATGGGTATAAGAACACTCCAGCAAGCGACCTCGCTAATGCTGTTTCTTCCACGCTTAAGGAGCTGGTAACTAAGCAGCAAGCCGCGAATACGTCGGACGAACTCGACAGCGCCTGGGCAGGCAGCGTTCAGAGTGTGATGGATATTGACGCTGCTGTGCAGGGCGCCGCAGCTCGCCTCCTTCCCCCACCGGATGTATTTAACTGGTCTGATGACTCCCCGATGATCAGTAAAATACTGTACGCTGACACCACACAAGATGCCACCCGCGCGGTTGTGGAGGCGCATATTGCTAAGTACTTACTCGGTGGTTCCCTCCGCGCGATGGATGGTTTGATAACCCGGCTCTTGGAAGGTGATGATCGTTTCACGGGACAAGGCTGGGAAATGAAGGTGTTGGCGGAAAGAGATGCTATTCTCGCCTTTTTCAAAGCCGCCGGAAAAAAAGACCCTGACCCTCTCCCCGATGCTCCCGAATTTGAGACCTTTGAAGAATTGCTCGAAGACAAGAAGTCAGGAGCCAAGTACAGAAAAAACGTCCTTACCGCTCGCCGCAACCTCGTCCCGCGCGATATGCAGTGTTATTTGTTGGAGAACATTAAAAAGATTACCGAGCAGCGCGCTCCTGGCGGCAGATTTGCACCTGACTACAAGCATGTGAAAACTGTAAACACTAATGGGCGCCCCGCGCTTTTAACCACTCTTATCCGTAATGGGATGAACGGGGATGAGGATGTGAAACAACTCTTAGATCTCTGCCCCGACGTATACGCCCTATTAACACCAACCATTCGACTTTTCCGAACCGACTATGACGAGCATGGCAACATCAAAAAAATTGAGGTTAAAGAAGGCAGTAATTCCAAGATGGTCGATGCGGTGGCTGAGATCCCTATTCCGAACTTTTTGAAAAAAAGCGATGTGGCAAGTATTCTTCTCGGCACCCGCGGACGAATGGCAGGCGCAGGAGTCAAATCATTTAGTTGGAGCCTGGATGGTACACAGCCCGCCGAGGTCGATAATAATATTACTGCCACTTTGGATGTATTTTTCCAGTCACCGGACGATTTCTTTAATAACATGCGTCAAGCGGGAATGGTTAATAGCGACGGATTCCCGCTCCCGAATTTTATTGATCTTATTGTTAATTCTCCCGCTATTCGCAAGAATACGCAAGCTGGCACTGGCAAAATCCCTGCTAAACTTCTCCATCGGGAATATAAAGGAGCCAACTTTAGAATTAAGGCCATAGTTGGATGGGAGGCTCCCTCGCAAGAAGCCCTTAACGCCGTGCGCCAGCTCCGCAACGCACAAAATCTGGCGGAAATTCTTCGCCGCTCGCAAGCGACTTACTATCTGCAGTGCGTACGACACAATTTGGATTTCCGCCAAAACGGTACAGTGGCACTCCAGATTCAATATCAAGCCTCCGTAGCTGGTATCCTCAGCTCACCGAACGCGGACATCCTAGCTCCCTCCACTCAGAGTGTCTTGGAATCCCTGGGGGACATTGACGAACAGATAGAGTCCACCACGGGTTCCTCCAATCAGACTGAAAAGCGCAAGCAGGCACTTTTAGAGGAGCGAGAAAAGATAATTAACCAGGATCGCCTTATCAAATATAAAAAGCTTTTAGCGGGACTTTTTTCTAGTCCGCGTTCAAAAGTCTACCAAGTACCGGTGGACCTCGACGATCTCATGCGAGTGCCCTATAGCGAACTTACCCCAGTACAACGCGCCGCACGCGCCAAACGCAAGCTTAAAGAAGCTGCTCTGGGCGACGTGCTGATCACCACTCCTCAGCAGCTTAACCTTACGTTGCTAGAACAAACAGCCAAAACCTTAGCGGCTGGGGGGGATGTTGCCCAGACTGCGACCGAGTTTGAAAAAGCAGAGCAACAACGATATCAAGAGCTGCAAATAAACTCCGGAAATTTCAAGTTTGTACCGTTTATGTTTTTAGGAGACCTCATTGACGTAGCCATTGAGCAGGTAAAAATAAACAACAATGGCACTCCCATGAATTTTGAGCTATTCCTTGCAGAGACTGACCTAATCGACCCCTTGGTCGCTTTGCGCATTAAAGACTTTGGTGACCTCAAGGGAACTGGACTGGATGATGTAGGGTTTTTGCAAAAACTCCGTGAAAGTGACCCTTTGTCTTTCCGCGATGACGCCGGCGTTCGCTTCTCGATAAATCTGGGAGATATTCCAATATCCGTGGATGCGTTCCAGGTCTGGTTTAAAAATCATGTTATCAAAAGGGATTTGGACAAATTTTTCCTGCTCTATTTTATTAAGAAGGTGTGTGCAGATTTAATCACCAAGGCATTCACCACAGATTGCTTCGGGGAAAACCTCAATATTAACCAGCGCTATGATGCGCATCCCCTCACGCTCCGAGAGGGGGCACCCTCCCCGGTTAGTGCCCACGGTCTGGGGCAACTTGCTCAATTGGACTCCAGCGCCCTCGACAGCAAGATGCACAATGCGGTGATCATTCTCCCCACAGATTCGCGACCAAGCGCGCTCCGCGGAATCGAGGACGACGATTTCTCTCAGGGAATTCATCATCATCACATTGGAGCCGCATGTGGCTTGGTGAAGAAAATTAGTTTTAGTCGCGAGGATCAAGAATATCTCCGTGAAGCAAACATAGAAAAGGAGGGCGCCCTGGGACCAGAACAGCTCCGCGAGCTATACAGTGTAACGTTGGAAATGGTTGGCAATACACTTTATGAAAACGGACAGTATATCTATGTAAGCCCCACCCTTATGGATGCTGATAAGAAGTCCTTAGACTACTTAGGTCTACACGGATATTACATGATTACATCGGTCGCCTCAACAGTCACCCCTCAGGGCTTCACTACGACTATTAAGGCACTTCACCAAGGGGTGGACTTCTCCGATAACCCTGCTCTCACTCCTGAGTTCTACGATGTGGCCGCTGAACCAGGCTTGCCGGGACAAAAAGATCCCAATGCTCATGTTCGCCCGGGCGGAGTTACCGTTGAAGAAATCACAAAGTCACAAGTAGAAGCAGCAGAAAACAAAAAGGCTGAAGACGATCCCTACGCCGCGAAGCGCAAAGCAGACTTCGAGGAGTTGTCCAAGAAGAATCCGATGGCTAACATCTACGGCGGGGGACGCAGATGATGACAACATTCGACTACACAGAAGAAGACCTTCGAACCCCAGAGGGTAACAACAACCTAGGGTCTTACGGGTTGTTTTTTCAGAGGATGCTCTACAAAGAAGTCATCTTTCCCTCCGATCTCGTAAAGCCCCTCGATACCTGGTATGGGAAGCAATTATACGGGGTGGTCGATCAGGTTCAAAATAGTATTATTGCTAATCGCGCTAACTTGGTAACCATTCCTTCCGCGGTGGATCCCAACCTTCTGGCTATGAACTTCGTTGTCGATGCCTTTGAGGCGCTGGCAGCCCACATGAGAAAGGGGCTTGTTATAGGTGTGCTTAATCGAACTGGAACCCCACTTCTTACCAATATGAGAGCCCAAAAAGCATATGTGGATCCCAACAACATTTACCGCCAGTATCTCCAGCAGGTCTATGAGAATTTTGCCCAAAGCCGCTCGCAGGCACAAATGAACGCCATAACTGACTTTGACTCCTATCTTTCCCAGATGATGGATTATTTACGGTCTATTGCCACCACGGTGCCCGTGACAAAAACAGCGTTTATGACATCGGGTCTGTGCAGTGCTATCAACTCCGGGCTAACAATTTCTATTGATACCGGACGTGCCGACGACGACGCATATAAATATCAAACCTTTATTGACGACCCTAACTTTGACTTCTATCTCCGCGCCGCCAAAAAGTTTGGCTTGAGTGTGAATAAGAATATGCCGTGGATGCTAACAGCGGATTTGTTTTCAGACGCTATTCTCCACTATCTTAACAGCTACATTCTGCCAGATGGCTCTCTGGTGGACCAGACCAATTTCTTTAGAACTTATTATGATCCCACGTACTTACAGGATATAGATCTTCTTAAAACTCTTATTATTCAAGTCTATAGGAATTTCGTGGAGCAAAACCCAATATATGAGAGGGTTCACGATTGTCAAATCCAGATTCGCTACCGGGGACTGCTGCCTCCCAATGCGCTGGATCTTCTTGGCGATAAAGAAATGTTATACTTGTATTTGGACCTGCGCAATAGGGAAACCGGTAACGCTCTTCCTGTGACCTCCAAGATCAAGAGGGAGATCAGGGACGTCTACATGCTGCAGCCCGATGCATCCATCAGTAAGTTGCAAAATGCAGCAGAGTATGTTAATGTTTTGTATCGGGACTATATCTATGATTCCTCGTATATACTTACTCTTGATGTTTTAGGGAATTTTGGGCTTGACAATCAAGCAAGATCTGCTACTATGAGTACAGCTGGAGCAGTTACCCAGCAGTTGTACTAGGAGAAGACTTGCTTTTTCAGGTTTTGGATCACAAGAAGGACTGTGTTGGTTATTTCGCCAACAATCACATTCATGCTACTGGACTCGTACCCACCACGGGGATGACCTGGGAGTTATCGGACCACATGCATGGTGAAGCGTACGAGCTAGGGCGCATCTACAGCCACGGAGCGCCTCTTACAGACGTTTGTCCGGAAGATATGAAGGCAGACTGGGATCGTATCAAAAAAGCGCTCAGATCGTGCCTGAAAGCCTTTAGAACGGCTCGTCTCTCCCTCGATGAGAATTGTTTGTACGATGTAGTTCCCGAAACACTGCTTTACGAGTATCTCAACGCCAAAAACAAGATTACGGATCACGTTATTCAAACGTATCCGCGGCCTAAGAATCATGATGCGATGTTAAACCTCAACAGGATGCTAATCGACGTTGGCTCTAGGCGCTTAAACATCAATATTGATCCCATCAAGCACTTATTAGGCTCGATTCAAGGACAGAACTTCCACAGAACCCTGCAAAACGTAACCCACACATGTCAATACAACCCGTGGGGAACAGTCACCGGACGCTTGGCGGCTCAGCCCAATACTTTTCCTATTTTGACGATGAATAAAGATTTCCGTTCCTGTGTTCACGCAGTCAACGATTACCTTGTAGAGCTAGACTTCAATGCAGCCGAACTGAGAGTCCTGCTGGCGCTCTCCGGACAAGAGCAGCCGCAAAACGACATCCACGACTGGAATGTGAAGAACATCTTCGGCGGATCTGTAACCCGGGATGAGGCGAAGGTGCAGACTTTCTCGTGGCTGTATTCCAGCAAGGATAACAAGGACTTAGGGCGCCTATATAACAAGGATTTTGTGCGAAATAAGTACTGGGATGGCTATAAAATTGAGACTGATTATGGTAGAATAATAGAAGATGTTGACGAGCACCGAGCACTTAACTATATCGTTCAAAGCACTACAATTGACATGGTGCACGAACAGGCATACAAGGTTTACGAACTATTGAAAGGCAAGAAGAGTTATATTTCATTTCTGATTCACGATGCGGTCTATATTGATTTGGCCGATGAAGATCGCTATGATTTACTAAACCTGCTTGACACATTCAAGAAGACTCGATATGATATGTTCAAGGTTAATGTCTCCGCCGGACGCAATCTGGGAGAGATGAGAGAGTTAAAGCTATGAAGAAGATGTACAACAAACTGGTGAGAGACAAGATCCCCCAGATCATCGAAGAGGCGGGCAAGAGTTGCATATGCCATACGGTCGAGGGCGACATCTTAAAGACCTATGCCAAGAAGAAGCTCCGCGAAGAGATCGAGGAATTCCTTGAAGATCCATGCCCCGAAGAGGCTGGCGACGTGATGGAGATCTTCCATTTTCTCTGCGACCTCTATGATATCAAAGATTCACAGGTTATGGCGAGCAGCACAGCTAAGCGCGTAACGCGTGGCGGCTTCAATGAGGGTCTTGTCCTCAGCTGGGTGATCGAGAAGTGAACATAGTGGGACTAGGAAAAGCCGGTTGCAACATTGCGAAGACTTTCTCTAAGTATCCGCAGTATACAACCTATGGTATTGATACCCACGAGGACGCTACTATTACTATCCGGCGTAAAAAGAGCCACGAGGATTATGATGAAAACTTTCCCAATCTGCGCCGTAAGCTAAAGTTTGTTGGAGAAGACGTTACAGTTATTATTGCCGGCGCCGGAGAGATCTCCGGAGGTTCGCTAAGGCTGCTCGAACAGATCAGCCAAAACAATCTTACCGTAATCTATATTGAGGGTGATACGAGCTTGATGTCAGAGGTACAGAAGAAGCAAGAAAAAATTGTAAGTAATGTCTTGCAGGAATACGCTCGCTCTGGTATGATTGAAAGCGTGGTGATGATCAGCAACAGTGCCCTGGAGAAAAGCATCGGAGACATGCCGATTATTGGATACTACGATACACTCAATCAGGCAGTGGTTAACACCATTCATATGATTAATGTTTTTAGGAACTCTGAGCCTGTTATTGGCAATTTCATCAAGCCTGCCGAGATTAGTCGCATCGCAACGGTAGGGGTCGTCGACATCAGCGACGACGATGAGGCTGAGCACAAAGAAAAGTGGTTTTACCCCTTGACAGGCACCCGAGATGTGGTATACTACTATGGTATTAGTGAGAAGGATTTAAAGAACGACGGCACATTGTTTAGAAAAATCAATAACTTTGTGAAGTCGCGTATTGAAGACAATATTAACGTTTCGTACGGTGTTTTTAAGACCTCTTATGAGCAGAAATATTGTTATTGCATAAAGTACACATCTATGGTACAATCGTATGCAGAACTTTTAGACGATCAGGATATTAGCTGATCGTACTTTAACCCAAAAGGAGATTAAAATGGGTATTAACTTAGATAAGATGCGAGAGAAGCTCGCGTCCCTTAGAGGAGAGGGCAACTCCTCAGATTCGGTTTTCTGGCGTCCCGAGGACGGTGAGCAGGATATCCGTATTGTCCCAACCCCCGATGGTGACCCCTTCAAGGAGATGTGGTTCCATTATAATGTAGAGAAGGGCGGATTCTTGTGTCCGAAGCGTAACTTCGGCGATGAGTGTCCTGTCTGTGACTTTGCATCCCAGCTGTGGCGAGAAGGTGTCGATAATAACGATGACCATTCAAAGAAGACTGCAAAGAGCCTCTTCGTTCGGCAGCGATTCTTTAGCCCCGTGATGGTTCGTGGTGAGGAAGAGAAGGGCATTCGTGTTTGGGGTTATGGCAAGACAGCTTACGAGAACCTTTTGACGCTTGTGCTCAACCCCGAGTACGGCGATATTACTGACACTGAGGCAGGGACTGACCTTACAATGACGTACGGCAAGCCCCCAGGAGCCTCATTCCCGCAGACGAAGCTGGTACCACGTCGACGATCTTCTCCTCTGTGTGCCGATATGACGCCTGACAAGTGCGCCGACTTGCTTGATAGTATTCCAGAGTTCTCTGGACTGTTTGACCGTAAGTCGACCGCGGATGTTCAGGCATCACTTGATACATTTGTCAACGGAATGGTCGAGGACCCGGAAGCGGTCAGCTCCGAGACCACCAAGTATGGCAAGAAGACCGAAGACGAGGGCAACGCTGTTGACCAGGCTTTCGCAGAGCTTGGCGCTCTCTAATCATCCCCCCCACAGGGAGGCACAGGGTTATCAGGTGCCTCACATTAGAAAGGAAGAGTTATGACTACTACAACGAACCGACTTGAGACGCTGATTACGCTTCTTGAAGAGACTCGCGAAGATCACGACAAGTTCTTTGGCACTGGTAACAACGCTGCCGGAACTCGTGTTCGCAAGGCTATGCAGGAAGTGAAGACGCTTGCTCAGGAGCTTCGCGTTGAGGTCCAAGAGACTAAAAACGCAAGGTAGATCTTCTACTAACCCACAGGGAGGCATGGGGATACAGATGTCTCAAATTATCACACAGAAAAGGGAGTTTGAAATGAGTGATTTTATTACGAGGTTAAAGGAGCTGGGAGTTCAGGCGGACGATTGCCTAACCCTTAGTTATTCCGAGGGATGTGATGTTTGGCACATCAACGAGAGTCATGTGGAGGAGAGCGTAGCCGAGACCTCCACGGCAACCATGCTGGGTGCGCTCCTAGCTTCACCAGTGCCCGTCTATGGTGGCTGGGGCGGCGTCGAGCCAGGAAGCGATATCCTGAATGAGATGCGGGACAATGGCGAACTCGAAGAATATGATTATGAAGGTTGGTTTGAGGAGTATGTGACTGATCGACTCGTCGCGACCATCTACGATGGAGAATACTCGCTGGAGTATTCGACTGAGCAGTATGATTATAAGCGAGGTCGCTGTGATATTTCCACGGAAGTCCGAGTGCGCGCTGGAGATCTGTACAACGCCACTGAGATGGCTCAGAAGACGGACAACCTGCGATTTTTTGGCTTTACTGCCGACAAGTTTGTTAAGGGCTTCACGGTCTCAGTTGAGACCAAGAATGGCACTCTTACGCTAAACTAATGAAAACTCTCGATTTGCATGGTGAGAGGCACGAAGGAGTAATTCAAAGACTTCACAGCTTTGTGTACAACAATGAACTGCCTGTTCGTGTCATCACCGGCAAATCTGAGACAATGAGAAAAATAGTGGTTGACACAGTGAGCCAACTAGGGTATTATACCCACTGTGAACGATTGATCAACGAAGGTTGCTTGATCATCACCGAACAACAATTCGTAATCTAGAAAGGATATATAATGATTGCACGAACTAACCAAATTAGCCTTGTTGCTGCTCTCGCCCTGATTCTGGGCTTCGCGGCTGTTACTTTTAGCGGCTGCCCTGCAAGCGGGGACGACGACGACTCCGCCGCGGATGATGATGATTCCGCTGGTGACGACGACGACTCGGCGGAGTAAGCCATGTGGACGGCGCTAGCTCTAGCTATTATAGTTTATTATATGTTGGAGCTAAAGCGCCAGCTAGAGGAGACTCGCGATCATGTGGAGACACTTCATAACGACGTGAGAGATGAAATTTACCAAAGATACGGAGAGAGATTCGATGGCAAAAAGTAAGTCAAAAGCAGGCAAGATTTCAATTGATGGTCTGCGAACTTTAATTAATAAAACTTCGGGCGTGGA